AAGATAGCATTTGAAACTTCTTGCGATATTGAACTTTCAACTACAATGATTGAAACTTCTAGCAAAGATAGTGGTGCATGGGAAACTGCAATTCCTGGACGTAAGTCTTGGGGTTTATCAGCTACAATCCAATTGGATTACAATGATGCTGATACTGCAGTTTATACTTATGATGAGTTATTGACTGCTTGGTTAAACCAATCGGTATTGACAGTATCTTTCAAGACTTCAGCATCAGGTGCTACAATCTTGACTGGTAGTGCATACGTTGAGTCTAAGCCAGTTAAAGGTGGTGACATGGAGATTGCAACAGTTGATGTTAAGTTAAAGGGTACAGGCGAATTAGTTAAGACTACTGCAGCTTAATACTTGCAATTCAGAATTTTTGATTACATTTGGGGTAGGGATTTAATCCTTACCCTTTTTGTTTAACACAAACCAACAATACAATGCGTACTATCACATACGAAAACAAAAAAATTAATCTTGACTTTTCATTAGGTTGCATCAATGATGTGTATGTTAAGGAGTTAGGTGGAAACTTTGATGACTTAATTAACATTAGCGAACACGAAAGCAATCCTTCTAAAATGATGGATATTACTCGTGATATGCTACTTAGTGGCCATATCTATTGGTTATTCTGTAACGGAGAAGATGAAAAAGCAGAGGAGTTGTTAAGCAAGTTAAAGTCATCTAAAATGATTGCAACTAAGTGGCTTATGAGTGCTACTATTCCAGTTATTGTTGATTGGTTAAGTAAAGATTTAATGCCAAGTGATATGGATCAACCTGTGGGGGAGGTTAACACAAAAAAAAAGAAGTAATTAAGTGGGGAAGTGTCCTCACTAGAATTTATAGAACTGGATTGAAGCCATACGAATGGAAAAGAATGACACTAGGTGAATTTCTTGACTATGAATATGGCTTTGAACTTAGAAGGGCAGAGGAGTGGGATGGAATAAGAAACCTTATGTGGGCTTCATTAGCATCAATGGGTGGAGATAAAGTACCTAAGCCAAAAGACCTAATCCCATTGTGGACAGACAAGATAACTAAACGTATAGAAAAAACAAAAGAAAAAGAGTATCTTTCGGATGAAGAAGTTTTAAATTGGGTTAATACGATTAAGTAATGGCAGAAACTAATGAGTTTTTTATCAGGGTTGGTGCTGATGTTGAGGATGCAAAGAATAAGCTAAATCAATTAGGCAACCAACTATCGCAACTTGCGAACTCTACGCAAAAAAGCGGAAATATGATTGGTGGAAGCATGGACAATGTTTCTAAGCAAATATCTTCTGCTTTTGGTGCAATGGGAATGGCCTTAACTACAGCAGGTATTACTGCAGGGTTAATTGCTTTTGGTAAAAGTGCATTGTCTACTGCTGCCGAATTAGAACAAACTTCAGTTGCTTTTGAGGTCTTTACGGGATCAGCAGAAACTGCAAGTGAGATGCTTGCTAAATTAAAGGCACAAGCATTAAAGTCACCAATGCAATTCTTAGATATAACTAAGGGTGCTCAAATACTTCTTCAATATGGTTTAACAGCAGAACAAGTAGTTCCTATCACTCAAATGTTAGGTGATGTTTCTGCAGGGAATGCTGATAAATTTAATCGTTTAGCCTTAGCATTTGGTCAAGTAAATGCTTCAGGTCGTTTAATGGGTCAAGAGGCTCGTCAAATGATTAACGCAGGCTTCAATCCATTACAAGCTATTTCAGATAAAACTGGAGCATCAATGGCAGTTCTTACACAAAGAATGCACGATGGACAGATTTCTGTTAAAGAGGTTGGTGATGCTTTTATTGCTGCAACAAGTGAGGGAGGTAGATTCTTTGGAATGGCCGATAAGCAATCTCAAACACTTCAAGGTGCTTTCAATAAGTTATCTGAAAGTGTAACTTTTGCAATGGGTGATATTGGGGATGCTATTTCAAAAGCATTTAATTTAAACCAAGCTGCGAATAATGTTGTCAACTTAATGGCAGACATTAAAAGTGCATTTACTGAAAATAAGGATGTTGCAATAGCATTAGGGTTTATTGTTGATAAACTAACTACTGCATTTCAGCTACTTGGTAATGTAATTATATTTGCGGTTAATGCTTTTCAAATGCTTACTTCAGCATTTAATACAGTAATGAAAGTAGGAGAACCTGTGCGTGATTTTATATCAAACTTAGCAATAGGTTCTTTTGAATATATTAAAAGCATTAGAGGAATTGGTAGTTCTATTGACTGGTTAATTGGCAAATTCACTAAGATTGATAATGCTAAACCATTAGAAATGCCTAAAGTTGAAGCACCTAAACTTGAAGGTTTAAGTGCCACTCCTAGTAAAAAAGAGGGTGATACTAAAAAAGCGGAAAAGATTGAGGTTATTGCAGGATTAGACTTCCAAACTAAAGCCTATGGTGAGCATTTAAAGAAACTCATGCAGATGAGTGCTAATGCAGTAGCCGAAATAAATAATATTGGCTTAGATGGCAATAAAAAGAAGTTAGCAGATTTACAAGATTCATTCCAAAAGCAACAACGTGAGTTTATGCGTTATGGAATTGATACAACTAATATTACAAGAGCATACTTATTAAAGGTTGCACAATTATCAGCAGAGGCAGAAGCAGAAAAACAAAATGCACTACTTGGTTTAATAAAACCATTGCCAACTAATGCAGATAGATTAAAGGATTCAATTTTAACAGATGAACAATTATCTCAATTTGCCCCAGCTTTAGCTACAAGGTTAAAGTTACTACAAGATAGTTTAATGGCAGAGCAAAATGCTTGGGCAACAATGTTTAGTACTGTTAATGCAGCATCTAAATCATTTACTGAATCATTATCAGGATCATTTGCTGATATGTTTATTTCTATTGGAGAAGGAGGAAGTGCAGGAGATGCAATTAGAAACTTTGGTGTAGGAATATTAAGTGCATTAGGGGATATGTTTGTTAGAATTGGTGTTGGGGTTGTTGCTGCATCTAAGGCAATGATTGCAGTACAAGCATTTATAACAAGTATGTTTACCCCATTTGGTGTTGCAGCAGGATTAGCAGGAGGTTTAGCAATGATTGCAGTTGGTGGTTTATTAAAAGGAACTGCAAGTGCAATGACTAAGGCTAAGACTGAAGGTGCTCCAACAACTAAAGGTGCATCCATGAGTCAAAGAGCATCAGGTAGTAATTATAGTTACGGTGGTGGTTCATTCCCTACACAAACTATGAGATTGTTAGTTGACCTTACAGGAGCAATTACTGCTACACAAACAGGATATAGCATAAACAAATCATTCGAAACAACACTTAGAGTAACAGGCAGATAATGGAAGGATACGGTACTATTTATAGATTTGAGTTTGATGCAACTTGTAAACCATTTGCAACCTTACTCACAACTAAATGCAAGGTATTAATTCTCAAGAAAGGATATAATGCTACTATTTACGATATTCCTTATGGACAAGTAACTCCAGTTGAAATTGATTACCCTACTGTAGATGATGACATTTTCTACCCAATTAAGGGTTCATCATTAAGCTTCAAGGTTCTTGGTGGAGTAATTAACATGGATTCACTTATTAGTGAAGATGAAAAAGATTTCTACTTAGAATACTACAGAGATAATGCTTTATTTTGGAGTGGTTTTGTTTCTCCTGAATTATGCGAAGAAGATATATTCTTACGTTACCCTGCTATTGAGTTTAAAACTATTGATGGTTTAGGTACTTTAAAGACAATGCAATTAAACGACACAGCAGGTCGTAAATTGTTTGGTAAGCGGAATCTATTAACCATCTTATTATCTGCCTTTAGAGGGGTAGGATTTGGCTATAAAACTAACATATTAGCTAATGTTTGGGCTTTTGGTTTTGACAAGTTGGTTAATCCACTTATTCAAGCTATTACCTATATCAACATTTATAAAGATAAGAATGGTATTCAGCTATCAACTATAGATATTATAAAGTCTATCTGTTATTTATTTAATGCGGTTATTTATCAAAATAGAGGTCAATGGTGGTTTGTTAAGATTAAAGACTTAGCTTTTGCTCTTAACGGAACTCAAGTTTATAATGCTGATGGTACTTTAGCTTCACCTGGCACAGGTACAGTAAAAAGTTTTGTTCATGGAACTGACTTCCTAATCGTAGCAGAACCTAAGAGAAAGATTAGAAGATTTTACAAAGAAGCTTCATTAGACTACCAATTCTACAAGTCTTATAAGAACTTAGACATAAACTTCTCTTGTTGGACTAATGATGACACATTTACCCCTACTCGTATATTAGAGGCTGATTTTACAGATAACTTATTGGCATTTAATGTTGTAAGAACTGGATTAGAACCAAACTTTGAGTTTTATAGTAAAGTAGGTGGTGTTAAGACAGAATCATATTACGATCCAAGAGTAGATAATTATGGTATCGTTGTTTATAGTGATGCAGGGGCTAATACTGATTATGTAGAGTATTCTTATGGTGCGTTAGTAGTTGATGATAGATTCTCATTTAGTGTTAGTAGTATTACAGGTAATCAAAAAGTAGAGATAGTTATACAAGGTACTTCTATAAATTACTACTACGATATATTTGCAGAAACTTGGAATACAACTCGTACTTTCAATACAGGTGGATATTACCCAACCTTATTTGTTACTGACTTAAATCCTCCTGCTACAGGTATATTAAAGATTAGATTACACTCTGCATTAGAACTTGAGGATTATGGTGATTTCTTTGCTTTGTATGATTATGTAACTGCTTATAATGACTTGCTTGTTAATATTATTGAAATAACTAAATCTAATCAAGTAACAACTATTACTAATATTAAGAACACTTCTATTGTTCCTGATATGGTAACGGTGTATAATGGTGATTCTAAGCAAATACCTCCACTACAAGGAAGTAATATTGAAGATATATCGAATCTATTAACAGGTATCAATACTAAGACTAAAGAGTGGTATGAGAGGTCTGAAACGGATGTTTATGAGTTACAAGAGTTGTCTGCTCGTAACATTCTTAATCAATACTCTGACTATAGAAATATCTTTACTGGTACATTGATTGGTAAGGGATTAGAGTTTGGAAGTATTTATACTTTCCCTATGCAAGGTGCTTTAGCAGATAAGAAGTTCTTCCCATTGTCAATGAAGATGAATGAGAGGGATAATACTGCTGAAGTAGTGTTAATGGAACTTACTTCCAACGAGATAACTGGAACAGAAAACCAAGTTATCTACGATACTGAAGGAAATATCATTTATCAAACTACGGTTTCTTCTAAAAAAAAAAATCGTAACGGAGTAGGAACTGACTTAGGACAAGCAGGTGAATCAGGAACATTATTCGACAGATTCGTTGCCTTCTTTATGGATGACTTCA